TACAAACACTTCATACTGTTACTCATTGGCGTATGCAGATAGATGCTGATGCGTACTGTAAAAATAATGCTGAATGGGTAAAAAGTAATACAGGATACAATGATGATGATTATTAAGATAAGCTAAGATAAGGTATGGTAATAGGAGGTATAAGACCTCCTTTTTATTGTTCGGATACCACTAATGTAAAGTTATTTGACAAAACTTAATCTTTTATATATAATTATGTTACGTTTCTTTACAAACGAATGACAACTTCAAACGACAGTATGAAACGTTATACTACTACTGAGTATGGCAAGCAGAATATGTTTGCTCATGAACCTCAAGTAGAAGTTATTGACGTTAACTATTGGGAAAATGCAGAGCAACTTAATGGCAGACTTGCCATGATTGGTTTCTTTGCTGCCGTTCATAACTACATCCTTACTGGGATGGTTATACCAGGCATCTTTTAGAGTCTAAAGGTCTCTTACACCACCAGCAAGTGCTGGTCACTTTCTACCCCTATTAAATCCAAGAAAAGGAGTTCAAACAATGACACCAGAAGCAGAAAAGTTTAATGGCTGGATGGCCATGTTAGGAGTAACAGCAGCACTAGGTGCTTATGCTACAACTGGACAAATCATACCAGGTATCTTCTAATGAAAAACGAAAACATCTTTTTAAGAGCACAAGGTCGTGCTGCAATGCTAGGAATCTGGGTATTCGGTCTTTCCTATGCAACAACAGGTCATCTTATTCCAGGTATCTTCTAATGTCTAAAAAAACAAATGAAAAAACAAACGATCAAGTTGACTTCTCCATCGCTGAGAAGTGGAATGGTATTGCTGCTATCGTTGGTTGCGTTGCTGCCTTCGCTAGTTACAGCTTCACTGGGCAACTCATTCCTGGTTTAGTGTAATGTCCTGCAGGTTGTTTATGATCAGAAGATTTGATCTAGTGAAACTACTGGTAGCAATAAACTTGCCTTTACTAGTAGTTTCAGCAGCAACCGCTTCAATAGCAGGTGTAATTACCTAAATGTTTACAAAACTAAATAATTACTCGTAACTTATTACAATATCAAAACATATGGGCGACTTATCAGCCGCATCAGATACAATAACACCACTCACAGCAGTCTTATGGTGCTTCTACCCTATGGCTGCTTTAGTGTTGGTTGAACTTATCCTAAGAGCAATTAATGATGATGACGATGATCAGGATGGTGGTAAAGGTATACGTGTTTCTCAAATGCAACCCGTAACAGTACCATCAGGAGCATGATTGATTTGTCCCACCCATATTGGAGATTTGCTGAACGATGGAATGGTCGTTTAGCAATGGTTGGTGTTCTAGGTATCATCATTCTCTTGACAGTAAGGTAGAAATACCTATATAATACAGAGAGTATTTTTACCTAGTCACATGCAACAGTTAATTTTCGTCGGGGTCATAGCCCTCGTAGCATACACAAATGTTGGATCTCTCGTTTTTCAATAATATACTTATTAACACTCCTGCATCTGCACATGGGTTGTTGGAGTTTGGATTCTTTGTTTGTGTTGGTATTACAGCAGGATCATTGGGGTTGATATAAGTATTTAATATATAATACGGTTGTCGCATAAATCACATGGCATCGTATACTATCACACTTCAATCACCCGATGGTACAGAAACTACTTTTGACTGTGATGAAGATACTTATATCTTAGAAGCAGCAGAAGAAGAGGGTCTGGATCTTCCATCTTCATGTAGAGCAGGAGCATGTTCAGCATGTTTAGGTAAAGTGTTAGAAGGTACAGTCAATAACGATGAACAATCCTTTTTAGACGAAGATCAATTAGAAGAGGGATGGTCTCTTCTCTGTGTTGCTACTCCAGAATCTGATTGCGTAATACTTACGGAGCAAGAAGAAAACCTAGAGTAATTAATGAAGGACAAAAAAGCAGCAAAGAAACTTATTAAACTTGCAAAGAAACATCCAGAGTGGTATAGTGAAAGGGATGTATATTATGCTAAGATGGTAAAGAAAAGAATCAAACAAGAAGAGAAGCAACAGAAAGATGCTTAAAGATTACATCTCAGAACCACGTAGGGATTGGGATGATAAAAAATGGTTGCAACATGCACATGTCATGGTTCATTCTCCTTGGATCTCTGAAGATGACAGAGAATACTGGAGAGATAAAATTAAGGAACTTACCAAATGATTAAAGAAAAGTATTCTGATGAAAAATTGAAATTAAGAAAAGAGGTATTATCAATACTTCTTAAGAAGTATGGACATGAGAATAATAATAAAGCAATCTATGAGTGTGCTGATGAATGGGTAGAGAAATATGTTATAAGTGCAGGTGTCGTTGATTATTATAATGCTTACAGACAGTCTTTTATAAATAAATCACTTGAATTATAAAAATGCAAAAACTAATTAATGTACTTGCTGTTGCGTCTGCTGCTGTATCTATTGCCGTTGTTGGCACTGTTGGTTACGTTTACGTTAATCGGGAAGCCATCATAGAAGATGTTAAAGAGAAAGCACTTGGTTCAGTTATGGGTGGACTTGGTGGTGCAGGACTAGGTGGAGCACTTCCTACTGGTGCTAATGATCTTGCTAGTCCTTCTTCACCACAAGCTGTCGCACCTGTTCCTTCTGGTGGGTTGGGAGTTTCTCAATTCTAAATAATAGAGCCTTGCTCTATTTTAATGACTGATCCAGTAAAGGAAGTAAAGAAAGATGATAAAAAGAAAGGTACTTTCGGTAAGATAAAAGATGCTATTCTTCCAGATCATGAGGAACAAGCAGCAATCATCAGTACAATGGTCAGAATTACCGTTCTTGCCTGGTCGGGGGGAATATTGACATTAAATTATGTTGCCATTCCAGGTGTACCCCAACAAAAAATAGATCCAACTTTCATTGCTTCAGTCTTCACTGGAGTTTTAGCTAGCTTTGGAATTCAAACTGCTAGTAAAAAAGGTGATGGAACTATGAAGATGAATGGTAATGGAGGAGCTCAAGTATCTAAAGCAGATATGGAAAGGTTGATTGAGAAAGCAACTCAGACCGCACCTGCTCAAACAATAAGAATTGAACAAGCACCATTACAGTTAACTGCTCAAGCACCTAAGAAAGAAGAACCACCATTTAAAATGTAAGGAGGTAATTATGTCTTGTAAAGATCACGAAAAAATGAATCCAGTTGCACATGCGTTATACCATGTGAAGGAATGGGATAAAAAAATTGCAAAGAAGTTTCAGGATAAGTTTAACTTGACTGATTATCAAATGCTTTGTATTTCCTTTGCTAAAGGATTTGTCATAGGTGCTATCCTACTTTAATGGAATTAACTGAAGAGAATGTAATTAAGGTATTAGAAGAACTTCAACCTTACATCGAGGCAGATGGTGGGTGGTTGGAGTTCGTTGAGATAGAACACGAAACTAATTTTGTTAAAGTAAGGTTAGGTGGTGCATGTTCTACTTGTGCTATGAGTGCTATTACATTGAAGCAAGGTATAGAATCTAAGTTATGTCATGAGATTCCTGACTGCTATGGGGTTGTTCAGGTTCTCTAACAGAGTGTTGGAGTCCACACTCAAATAGGTAATTTTTACTAGATATGCTATAAATATGGTTAGTATGGGATTGAAAAGATCATGCCCCTGACTAAGCAAAGACATTATACAATCGGTTATCACGACACGGCACATCACAAGCATGAAATATGTGAATATGCCATGAGTGCATACGATGCAATACAAAATTCTAAAGAGGATGTTCCTTATCTGCAGGAGCATCCTCATTTTATTGATTACTGCACCAGCGAAGAGGTTGATAACATCTCTCGTCTTAGGTTTGCAGGAATTCCTATGGGATGCTAGAATGAAAAGGATTACAAAATACAAGCATGAAATTATGTGGTGGATGAGTAGACTCACAGTCATGGGAGTCTCTTTATCATTAGCAGTCAGACTTGCTGCTGAAGCATATTAATTAATTAATTTTTATTATGGATTATAAAACTTCGGGAGTTGACATCGAAGCAGGAAATGCTTTTGTTGAAAAACTTAGAGAGAAAGCACCAGGTATTGGTGGATTTGGTGGTATGTTTAAAGTACCTGATGGATATAGTGAACCTGTTTTGGTTTCTGGTACTGATGGAGTAGGTACTAAGATTAATATATGTCAGATTTCTGGAGACTATACTACTATAGGTATAGATCTAGTTGCTATGTGTGTTAATGATGTGATTACTTGTGGAGCAAAACCATTATACTTTTTAGATTATGTTTCTACTCAGAAGATAGATGGGAATGTTGCTGATATTATGGTTGGTATTCTTAAAGGATGTGAGATAGCAGGAGTAGAACTAATAGGTGGAGAGACAGCAGAACATTTTAGACAGAGAGAGTATGATCTTGCAGGATTTTGTACTGGTTTAGTAGAGAAAAAGAAAATTATAGATGGATCAAGTATTAAACCAAGTGATAAAGTTATAGGATTAGAAAGTAGTGGACTTCATAGTAATGGTTATACTTTGATTAATGATATGTTATGGAGACATAAGATTTTTTATAAGCAAGGATATGAAGAAGCATGGGGTGGTGGTAAGATTAAAGATCCAAGTCCCACACCAGAACTTCTTACTCCTACTAGAATCTATACATCAGTAGTTAAGAGATTATTAGATGAGGTCGATACTGTATATGGTATGTCACATATAACAGGAGGAGGTATCCCTGAGAACCTTCCTAGATGTTTGCCAGAAGGTCTTACAGTAAGGGTTGATTATGATTCATGGCCATTACCAGAGGTCTTTAAGAAGATTCAACTTGCTGGTGAGATTGATAAGGAAGAGATGAAGAGAGTATTTAATTTGGGTATAGGATATTGTGTAATAGTTCCTGATAATACTGTAGAACTTACTATGGATATAATTAGAAGTGAGGGTATTAATTGTTGGGAGATTGGAGAAGTCTTCCAGAACCCACACGGAGGTTAACAAATGTTCTTTCTATCTAAACCTTCAGTCTACCTACTTCCTGGAACATGGGAGTCTACTGGTGTAGACTATCCTTTTCCTACTGGTGCAGCAGTTGGTTGCATATTAGCATTAGGATTAGGAGCATGGTTTATTACACTCTATAAGAATAAAAAGGCATGATAAAAGGAATCTTTAATTACTTAAAAGAAGTTAAAGATACTGCTAAATATATGCTACAGGGGTTAGGAGTAACCTTTGATCATATGAGAAGGAGACCTGTCACAATACAGTATCCTTATGAAAAATTAATCCCATCTGAGAGGTATCGTGGTCGTATTCATTACGAGTTTGACAAGTGTATTGCTTGTGAGGTATGTGTTAGAGTATGTCCAATTAATCTACCAGTCGTTGACTGGGTGATGAACAAACAGACAAAGAAAAAAGAACTTAGAAATTATTCGATAGACTTTGGAGCATGTATATTCTGTGGTAATTGTGTGGAATATTGCCCTACCAATTGTTTAAGTATGACAGAGGAATATGAACTTTCAGTTTTCGATAGACACCAACTTAACTATGATAATGTCGCTCTTGGACGACTGCCCACTTCTGTTACTTCTGATCCCTCAGTTAGGGCAATGCGTGAACTGGCTTACCTACCAAAAGGAAAGATGGATCCACATGAAGTGCCAGATACCGAACCTCGTGTAGCAGGACCACCAAAATGAAAGGTTATACCAAAGAAGATATTAAAAGGATTTTAGGAACTTCTTGGCCTACTATGCCTGAAGACCATGAGACTGGTAATCAGATGAGGAGGAGAAAGGGTAATGAGATGAGGGCAGGGAAAAGACCTTACCCTAAATATCCAACACCAGAATCAAGAGCAAAGTTACCTAACTTTGATGAGAATGGAAAGTATATTTACCCTGAAGGATCGGGGTTTAATTATATGGATTACTTAAGAGATAATCCTAACTCGACAGAAGCAAGTTCATATGGTAATAAGGTATCATGAGTGATATAGTATGGTCTGTCAATATAATGTGTGCCATATTATTAGTTGCAGTAGGAGTTGCACTTTACTACATATTCATGTATGATACATGGTATCCAAATGACGGAACAAAGCATGGAGACCAAGATAGCAGTCTTGGAAGCGAAGGTGGAACATATGCTGGTCCACACGAAGGAGTTAACTCTTAGAGTTCGTGCGAATGAGAAAGTAGTTGCGTCCGTTAGTCTATTAGGAGTTATAGCCTGTACCTTTATTGGTGCAGGTTATTTTGCGCCTAAAGCAGAAGCACATATGGGACATTCATTTCCTACAGGAGAATGGATACAAAAAGTGAGAGAGTGGGAATCACAGCAAGGTAGATTAACGGTAGAGGAGATGCTAAATAATACACTTACGGAGTATGAATATGGGAGCGATGGTTCCACCGAGTCGGAAGAGTTGTTACAACTTCCGAGTGACAGAGATCAACCGAGTCTTGGATGGTGACACGATTGATGTTACTATTGACCTCGGATTTGACCTTTATAAAAAAGAAAGAGTTAGAATTGCAGGAGTTGATACACCAGAGAAAAGAACAAGAGATCTTGAAGAAAAGGAGTTAGGAATTGATGCTACCAACTGGCTTAAAGAAAAACTGGAAAGCACACTTGCTGGCGATGATCAGCTTTTCATTCGTACTGAGCTTGTGGGGGGCGTTGGGAAGTACGGACGGTTATTGGGGTGGTGTTACATCGGAGACGCAGAATTGTCTCTCAACGAACAAATGATTACGGAGGGTTACGCTTGGGCTTATGACGGAGGAACTAAATCTAAAAACTTTGAAGACTTACGTGAAATCAGGAGAGCAAAAGGGTCTCTGGTCGAGTGAGGAATGGTCAACATCAGATTCTCAAGGTCGAACATCTGATAAAATAATTATAGAATACAATATAAAGGAGAAGTAATGGACATACAAAAGGTAGCTAGTACAGGAACAGCAGTTGCCGTTATAGGTGGTGGTGGTATCTTTGGTGGTAATTATGCTATCGATCAGGCAACTGGTGGACCTGAGAAAAGAATTAAAGCAAAACAATCTGAACTTCAACTCATAGTAAGAGAAGAAGTTCGTGCTGCATTAGCAGAGATGCTACCCAAATCAACGGGTGGTGTTGTTCGTATAGATAAACCAGGTGATTATAGACAAGAGGTTCCTAAATGATTTTTTCAATGTTAAATGTAGTGGATGCTTGGAATGAGATCTCATGGGCAGATGCTATTCCATTTACTCTAGTATTGATTGGACTTTATTGGGTTAAAGTCAAGATTGATACATCTGCTGGTCTAGGTAGAAAGAAAAGCAGACAGTTAAAAAAGATTATTGTTGAGGCAATTAAAGAATCAAAGGTTTAATTATTTCTTTTTCTTTTCGTATTCTTTTCTCTTTTTCTCTATTTCTTTTTCTCTTTTCTTTTCTTTCTTCATTCTTTTAGCATAATCTTTGGCAAAGTTGATTCCAAGTAAACCTTTCTTCACACGATACTCATTTGTTTTTAATTCAGATTGAGTGGGTTTATAAGGAGTCTTGCCGAGTGCTTTATTAACTTTACCTATTACCTGTTTAATCGCAGGTTTAAAAACCTTTAGTAGTAAATCTGCTAGAGGTTTTGCTAATAATGCGGATGCACCAGCAACTGCTGCGATGGATGCAGTTGTAGTAGCAACTGCTGCAGAGGGTAAGTATTGTTCTACTACATTAATATCTTCATATAATTCTACACATATCCATGTTCCTTGTTGTGTCTTTTGTAGTTCATGACCTATTACTTTCTCCTTTTCACTAGGTCCAACAGCACCAATACGTAGAGATGTTGGACCAGGACAATCAGGTTTTTCATTACCTGCTTTGGGTATAGATGGTGTATCTGGTGTATTAAGATCTGGATCCTCTGGTGGAGCAACAGGAGGTGGTTCTGATTGTGTTGTAATTAATAATTGATCTGGTTCATAATTCATTGCATCATAAGATGGATATGATCCGTCAGGGCATAATGTCATTGCATTTTTAGAATCATTCTCAACTAGATCCTTATCAAATGGAATACCAGTTTTGTGTTGTTTATTATCTTTGTGCATCTTTACACAACCAGGTATATCCACAACAGGATTACCAATATTAACTACTACAGGTGGAAGTAAGTAATCAACATTAGGTTGCGTAACCATCCAAGATGGAACATATACATTTGGAATATTATTTGTATATGTTTCAGCAACTTTAACATCCCAAATATTTTGAGCACCTATTGGATATATTCCAGTATTCTGTATATTGTTGGTATTGATATTACCAATTCTATTAATACCCATTAGTCTTTAACATTACCAATAGAGAATGTTCCTAGATCATCTGCATCACCAGTTACTTCAACTTTAACTTCTTTTTTAGTTGGTACATCTTTAACTTCTTCTTTGGGTTGATTAGTACCAAGACTATGCATATGAGGAGTTACCACACCAGCAGGTTGAACCAATACAACATCAGCACATACACTAAAGTATGGTGATTTGGGATGGAACATTATACCAGATTTTTTAAGTTCACCACAGTTCTTAAGTCTTGCTAATTCAAAATCCAATCTCTTATTAGCAGTCAACTGAACCATTTGATTGATACTTGCCTGTGCTGCTTGCTTACATTGCTCTTGTAACTTCTTATCTAATGGTCTTGACCAAGTAGCAGAGACACCTAGTGATACGTTATAACTATCTGACTGATTCGTTCTTGTGGGCATATAATATAAAATATTTCCTGGATTGTCTATCTGACCATCATCGTCAGCATCGTGAACGTCATACACTGGCTCATCATAGTATGCTTCATATGGTCGTTTAAATGCCATACCGCCAGTCACATATGGAGTGATGTTCATGGTAGCACCTTGGCACTGTATACCACTACCATAAGTGTTAGTTATGTATGGACCTTGTAAAACCTGTATGGCTTGATTGGTTACTGAGCCAGAACTATTGGCGATAGGATTAGCAGTAGCACTTACACCACCAACATCTGCAGCTAATGCGACGTTTGGTGATAATAAACTACCTATAGTTGCTATTGTGTAAAGGTACTTGTGGTATCGGTTACGCTGTTTATAGTTGTCGTTCTTTGAATTACTGTGTGATTTGAGAGCCCAGGTCCTTGGTAACTTTCGGTGAATTGAAAGGCTGCTCCTGGTGTTACTATTGAAAAGTCTGGTCGATCTGTTAGATTCAATCCGTTCCATGTCGAAGTCACTCCGTCTAATGTTACTTGTGTAGCATTAATGGAATCTGCACCTGTTGGTGTTAAGTTTCCATTAGATTCTACGTTGGTGCCAGTAACTACATACTGCCAGCCTGTGTTATAATCCATACTGTTAATCGTCTCCGTTACCGTAGACGTTGTTTCCGTATGGCTGGTCATCGAGCCCTGAGTAAAATTTGGGACCACTGGGACTGCTCTTGCAGCCCCTGTACCACTAAGAAGTAGTAGTACTGTTAGTATACTACGTTTCATCACTAGTCGATTACTATTTCAGTAACGAATTGTCCCGTAGCGGTTGTACCTGCGCCGCCAGCGGTTAAAGTTGTCACACCTGCGGAGGTAATGGTCCCAGCTAAACTACCTGCGACGCCGCCAGACATCGTTAAAACGTTGCCGTATGCTGGCATATCTGCTACGACACCACTACCAACGTCAACACCAGAACCGATAGCATTTACTACGTCTCCTTGAGTCCAGCTTTCGCTAAAGCTAAAAGCAGAGCCCGTTGTGTTTATGTCGTATGCACCAACATCTAAAGATGCTGCAGCAGTAGCAGTACCAGCAGTTAGCTTACCAAAGTGGTTATCAGTTGCTACTTTGATGTTGGATCCAGAGACTGTATAAGTCGAACCGATTCTGGATGCATCTGTATAAGCGCCGTTCACACTCAGTTGCGTAGAAGAACTCATTCTATGGGTCAGGTCAGCACGGGCTGGTGCTGCTATTGAACCTGTCATCACTAACATAATCAAAGGTAAAAATCTTTTCATATGAATAGACCATGAACCTAGCAACTTTATTTAGCAATTCGTAACATAAAGAAAAGTTTAAGGAGTAAAATATTATACATGTAGGTATTTAATGGTGTCCAATTTAATATCTGACCCTAGTGGTTGACACACTCTTAACATTTTGTTATACTAAATAAATCGGTGGGCATTTGCTCACATATATTCCCTCTAACCGAGATCATGGGGGTTACATCTCTCATATCCACTAGTGAAGGGATTAGTGGAAATAATCGTATCGCTTCTACCCTTTGAAGCCCTACTATTTAAATTGTCCTATTATGACAACTCTTCAAAAAAGGGAACAAGGACTCCTATCTGGATGGTCCGAGTTCTGCGAGTGGGTTACAAGTACTAACAACCGCATCTATGTTGGTTGGTTCGGTGTCTTGATGATCCCTTGCCTATTAGCTGCTACTACATGCTTTATCGTAGCATTCATCGCAGCACCTCCTGTCGATATCGACGGAATCCGTGAGCCAGTTGCTGGTTCATTCATGTATGGTAACAACATCATCTCTGGTGCTGTTGTACCTTCTTCCAACGCAATTGGATTACACTTCTACCCAATCTGGGAAGCAGCAACTCTTGATGAGTGGCTCTACAATGGTGGCCCTTACCAGTTGGTAATCTTCCACTTCCTTATCGGAATCTCAGCATACATGGGAAGACAGTGGGAACTATCATACCGTTTAGGTATGCGTCCTTGGATCTGTGTTGCTTACTCAGCACCTGTATCTGCTGCTTTCGCAGTATTCCTTGTATACCCATTCGGTCAGGGTTCATTCTCAGACGGAATGCCTTT